TTTCAACTTCCTGACATCTATAGCAAATATATCTCTCCGCAAGTGCGAAATTTTCAATATGAGTTTCAGTGGTCAAAATACATTGGGTGTGCTCTCATTCAAAACGCCGCAGTGTTCATTGGTGGCCAGAAAATTCAGGAGTTTGACGGAACCTATCTACTTGCAAAGGCTCTTGCTGATAGCCAAACAGATGAATTCTACAAATGGGAACGGCTTGTAGGCAATGTGGCGGAACTTGTTGACCCTGGAAACGGTATTTATGCGGGCGGTACAAATCAAACAGGCTATCCGAGTGTGATTCGCGATACAAGTCGTCCACTCGGATCACAATTGAATCGCCCATCACTCTTTGGGCAGACAATTCGTGTTCCGCTCCCATTCTGGTTTACACAGGCAACAGGCTCTGCGCTTCCGCTCGTAGGACTTCAGTACCATGAATGTGAAGTTCAATTGACACTCAACCCAATCAATCAACTCTATACTGTTCTCGATGCTTCTGGATTCCGTGTGGCTCCTGGAGTTCAGACCACTGCTTCCGTCGTGAATCTGCGCTCAAATCTTCCGGATTACACAACAATTGTTGACCTTAGTGGACAACTCAATGCATTCTTAACGGATATTGGTGCAGTTGTGCCCGCCCTCAATACATGGAATCTACAGCCTACAATTGAGACAACCTATGTGTATTTGCCTGAACAAGAGCGAAATCTCTTTGCATCGACTCCACTCTCCTATCTATTACATCAAGTCAGTTGGTATCCCTTTCCAGCCCTCTATACTCGACAGATTCTAGATCTTGAAACACATAATCCTGTTGAACGACTATTGTTTGTAAATCGTCGCTCAGATACTCTACAATATCGCAATGATTTCACTAACTGGACAAATTGGTGGAACTATCCTTCAACGCCGTATCTGGCTCCACCTGGAACAATTCCTCTACTGACACAAGCCTTCTCATCGGGTGTACTGATTCAATTTGCACAACTTCAGATTCTACAGAGTCTACGAGTTCTCTGCGATGGCAATGAAATTCAGGAGATAAAACCGATTGACTACTTTACAAAGGTCGTCCCTTACAAATATACAAGCGGTGATCCTGGCGAAATCCTGCCAATTTACAGTTTCTGTCTTCATAGCCCAGATCACCAACCTTCAGGTTCTCTGAATGCCAGTCGTATTCGTGTCTTCCAAGTGGAGGTCAATCCGTATACACTGCCTCCAAATACCACATATGTCTATGATTTAACCATCTATGTTGAATCCATCAACTTCGTAGAGTTTGCGTCAGGTATGGGTGGACTGAAGTATGCTCTATAAATAGGATGGGGCAAGGAGCAAGTCAATTGTTCGATAATCTTACGTATAACCCCGATGTTCGGCGTCAAAAGGCGGCCGACCAAAAAGATGCCGCAAAGACTCGTGATATCTACAGAGAGACACTTACAGAGTTGCAGACAAATATTCAGACTGATTCTGCATCAGGTACTATTACGCCTGATGGAGCCACACTTATGCAGGGGGTTGTAGACACAGGGATGAAATGGTTGAAGCAGAATCCGAGTGCCCTTTCGGATTCGATTGATGCACAAAGTCAAATCACGATGGATTCAATGACTGCACAGATAAATGCCGATAAGATTCGAATTGTATTCTATAATTCGCTAAAACTCTGGAACTATACACTTCTGCAACTTCAAAATCAAAATCTTGTCTCCGCAGATAAGGCCGCGCAGTTCCAAAAAGTGCTCGACCAAAATCAAGTCTGGTATACCAAGAATTTAACGTCTCCGTTGTCTATACTCCAGACACAGATTGGCACTATTGTGAACAGTGCCAGTTCAATTCTTAACGAGCCGGCTGCGATTCAAGAGATTCAACAAAAGGCTGCTGCAAGTCAGGCATCCAGTGGCAGTAATTTAAATGAACTCATGGGACAGGCCGCCGCTGCAAAAGCCGAAAAGGAGAAACTTGAGGAATCACAGTTCAGCGGTGATCGTGTGAAGCAGAAAATATGGGATCAGACGATTTCGGGACTTTTTACAATGCTCTATCTAGTGATTGGACTCTACACTGGCTCCTTAGTTGCAAGTGATTCACTCGTTCGCCCTTTGTCAATTCGTATTCTCTATTTTATCTATGCTGTTCTCTTATGGTTTCTAGTACTACCCTATTATCTCTATCGCTCGTATACGAATCATCCGCCCTTTATGGGCTCCTATCTATTTCCAATCTATGCCTACAATCCAGATGAAGTGAAAAAGGACTCCTTTTTTGAACAACTTATCTGGTACAAAGATCTTCCTTTAATCCAAAAGGCTAAAGAAGACTATACTGCTGCTGCAGAGGCGATCATTGCCGCGCAAAAATCGATAGGTTAAACCCGAATGGCGAATATTTAGTAGAAATGGCCCCTATTATTGTAAGTGTGATTACACCGACTTACAATAGAAGACGTTTTATTCCATATCTTATCCAATGCTATGATGCTCAGACATACAAGAAGGAAAATATGGAGTGGATTATTCTAGATGATGGACAGGATAAGGTAGAAGATCTTATTACTGAGGCTGCTAAGAGAATTCCTAATATTCGCTATATTCCTCTTGATGAGAAACTCACAATTGGCGAAAAGAGGAATCGACTTAATGACGAGGCAATTGGTTCCATTATTGTCGCCATGGATGACGATGATTACTATCCGCCTGAGCGCGTTAGTCATGTAGTTGCCCGTTTTTTAAATAGTAAGGATATTCAACTTGCAGGCAGTTCAGAAGTCTATATGTATTATTCAGATATCAAAGAGATTTATAAACTCGGTCCGTATAATCCGAACCACGCTACAAATGGCACAATGGCCTGGCGAAAGTCATATTCAAATACCCATCGATATGATGATACTGTTACACATGCCGAGGAGCAGTCCTTTCTTGAAGGCTATAAGCATAAGATGATTCAACTTGATCCTTTCAAGGTTATGCTTGTCATGAGCCACAGTGAAAACACATTTGATAAGAAGAAAATGCGCGATGAAGTTGGAAAGAATCCATTTATTGCAAAGACTACATATAAACTGAAAGATTTTATTAAGGATCCTGAAGTGCGCACTTTTTTTGCGAATGCCTAAAGTTACATATAACACGCTCTTTAGTTGAATGATTCATAACGCAGATGTTTTTACAGATCTATATAATAGACCATTTGTAAATGGATGCACTTCAGAGTCACATATGATTGATCAACCATCAAGTATACGTGTCTCCCTTCGCGCTCATCAGCGTGCAATTATTTATCAAATGAATACTCTTGAAACGTCCCTGCAAAAAGGACTTGATATCTCAGGCGAAACACTCTTTAGTCGCTATGCGATTCTGGGTGATTCAGTGGGTGTAGGTAAGTCTCTTATGGTTCTTGGTCATATTGCAAGTAAACTAAATAGTGTACCTCCAGTCTCTTATAAATCTCTAAATAATGAATCAAAGCCCAATCTCTACAGTCTTAAAACAACCGTGTATAGTGATTTATCCAATTCACCTGCACTTCTCGTTGTACCGCATACACTATTCAGACAATGGGAGGACTATATTACAAAGCAGACAACGCTTGAGGCTTTTTTTATACGCACTAAACGCTCGCTCGATTCAAAGACGCTACTTAAGAAAATAATGGAATCCGATTTTGTTCTTGTCAGCAATACTTTGCTGGGCAAACTTCTAGAGGAGGTGCATACTAAAGTCTATTTTTCTCGAATTTATATGGATGAAGCCGATAGTATCTATGTTCCGAGTACACATACCTTTCCTCAAGGGAATTTTGTCTGGTTTATTTCAGCAACCTGGCCAAATTTAGTCTTTGAGAATGAGCGGGTTTGGTTATCAAATGCTCATGTACAACGCATTATGCTTAGACCAGAGTTTGCTCAGTATGATCCATCCTTTCAGGCACAGTTTGCCGAGGCGATTGTCACAGGTCGTGGATATTTTTCACGGTATGCATCACGTTCAGGACTCTATCTGCGCGACTACCTGCGAAATCATCATCCGTTTCGTTCACATGTAGTACTCAAATGCCGTGACTCCTTTATTCAGGAATCGATTTCACTACCTCCACTCTTTACAGAGACTATTCTCTGTGAGCCGACTGTTGTACAGAGAATTTTATCAAGTGCAATTCCTGCGAATATACAGAATCTTCTGAATGCAGGAGATATCACGTCGGCACTCACTGCCCTCGGTGTTCCATCAGATTCGCCGATGAATCTCATTCAGGCCGTTACAGAGCATCGTCAGAAGGAACTCAAGCGTCTCGAGCGTCTCTATATTTTCAAGTCTGAGGAGGAGTATGCATCGCCACAGGTGAAGGAGCAG